GGTTTATTGGGCACCGCCGGAGCTACTGCATATTCAATATACGACATTGTAGCTGGCGCTGAACGGTTAAGCATCACCTCCACAGGTGACGTGGGGATTGGTACGAGCAGTCCGTCTGGGAAATTAGATGTTGCTGGAAGTATTGGAACCTTCCGTATTGAATCAAGCGGTGCAAGGGTAGTTCTTACAAGGGACGACGCAAATTACATTCGCTATGGTTCTACCAACGGCATCCTGATTTTTGAACAAGGCGCCACCGAACGTATGCGGATCACCTCCGCAGGTGACGTGGGGATTGGCACGAGTAGTCCGGGGTATAGACTGGACGTGTACAAAGCCGGTGCCGCCTCTATTTCTGCCGCTAGAAGTGACACACAAGCGGTGCTTAGGTCAGAAGTTGGGGCGTGTGCTGCTGACCTTAATGTTGTAAGCACTTATGGAGAGGTGCGAACTGCAACTAACCATCCTTTGTTATTTAGCACCAACGCTACCGAACGCATGCGCCTCGACGCCTCCGGCAACCTCGGCCTCGGGGTTACGCCGAGTGCTTGGGGCGCAACTTCACGATCACTGACAGTCAATGCTGGAGCATTTTTCTCTGGTAGAACTGACGCTTTTCGAGCGCATTTGGGGCTAAACGCATACGAGTCAGCTTCGGATGTATGGCGGTATTCCGCAGCGCTCGCAGCAAGCCGCTACACGCAGATTGATGGTCAGCACCAATGGTTCACCGCCCCCTCCGGCACAGCCGGTAACACCATATCCTTCACGCAGGCTATGACGCTGGATGCGAGTGGGAATTTGTTGGTTGGCACAACATCCAATCCCGGCGTATTGAACACATCAGTTGTTGTCAACTCTGGAGCAAGCTCGCTGGCAGGCTTGGTGCTGCAAAACAATACAACTGGGTCAACCTCAACCGATGGCAGTCATATCACCATCGTTGGGACAGAACTTCGGATTGTAAACCTCGAAAACGCAGCGACACTTTTTTCAAACAACGGCTCCGAACGTATGCGCATCACCTCCGCAGGTAACATCCACACCCCTGCGGGTGCCACTACCATGACCAACGGGTTTTTCTACATCCCTGCGGCTGCTGGTGTGCCAACGGGTGTACCTACGGCCATTACCGGCACAGTGCCTATGTATTACGACACCACCAACAACAAGTTCTACGTCTACAATGGGGCGTGGAAATCTGTAACGCTTACATAAGGAGCCATCATGGCAACCGTGATTACCTGGACAATCAGTCAACTGGACTGCAAACCACAGGAAGGCGACCTGATCGATGTGGTGGTGACAGCGCACTGGCAATGCACAGGCGTAGATGGCAACTACACCTCGCAGGTCTACAGCACCTGTTCGTTCCCTGCCCCGGAAGGTACGTTTGTCCCCTACCCTGACCTGACCCAAGACGAAGTGCTTGGCTGGTGCTGGTCTAACGGTGTGGACAAGGACGCTACTGAGGCGGCTGTACAGACCCAAATCGAAAATCAGATCAACCCACCCATCGTTAGCCCTGCATTGCCATGGGCACAAGGAGCCTCTGCGTGAAACTGGATCTTACCGTTGAAGAAGCCAACATCATCATGGCCGCTTTGGGCAAAATGCCCTATGAGGCTGTATTCCAGTTGGTTGACAAGATTCGTTCGCAGGCTCAAGCACAGTTGCAACCTCCGGCAGCAGAATAAAGGGTAGGCCACCATGAGTTGTGAAAAGTTCATTGGAAACTTGTTCCTGGCCCGTGATGTGGCCCATTCCGTACATCTGAACACTCGATCCTATGCCAAGCATGTTGCTCTCCAAGGCTTCTACGAGGGGATCATCCCTTTGGCTGACAGCCTTGCTGAGGCGTACCAGGGCAGGCATGGGCTGATTGGCCCTATCTCCCTGCAATCGGCCAAGAAGACCAACAACATCACTGAGTTCCTTCAAGACCAGCTTAAAGACATTGAAGGCATGAGGTATGAGGTGGTAGACAAAACAGATACCGCTTTGCAGAATATCATTGACGAAATAGTCAATTTGTACTTATCTACCCTTTACAAACTTAAGTTTTTGTCGTAGGTGATTCATGGGTCTGAAAGACACCACAAACAACATTGGTTTTCAGCAGATCACCGACCTTTCTACGGCGGTTGGTCTGACGATCCCTACGGAACCGTTCTACCCTACTCGCGTTTTCATCGTGGCTGAGGGTAACGACATTCGGTGGCGGGATGACGGTACAGCCCCTACGGCGTCCGTGGGGATGATACTCATAAGGAACAACGTGCTATCTTATGATGGCGACCTGAAAAAGATTAAGTTCATTCAGTCAGGCGCAGGTGCCAAGCTGAATGTCAGCTATTATGCTTAAACCTACTGGCGGGTAACACCAGGGTACTTACGGGTACAAACCATGTCTGAAGAAAACGTAGCGGACGTTCAAACCGCGCAGGAACCAGTGGTCACGGCGACAACTGGAACCCCCGAAATCAGTACGCCGGAAGATAAAACCGAGAAACGCACCTTTACCCAAGAGGAATTGGATGCGGCTATCGGCAAACGTCTTGCAAGAGAACAGCGGAAGTGGGAACGGGAACAGCAACTGCGTCAGCAGGAACTGCAAGCCAAAGCCCCTGCCGAGTTGCCAACTGCTGACCAGTTTGAGTCTGTGGAAGCCTATGCGGAAGCACTGGCAACCCAAAAGGCTGAAGAACTGCTGTCCAAGAAGGCTGCTCAACATCGGGAGCAAGAGGCCATCCGAGCCTACTATGACCGTGAAGAAGAGGCGATGGACAAGTATGACGACTACAAACAGGTCGTCTATAACCCAAACATCCCTATTTCATCGGTCATGGCTGAGACTATCCGTGAGAGCCACATCGGGCCTGACCTAGCGTATTACCTGGGCAGCAACCCACAAGAGGCTCACCGGATCAGTCAGTTGCCGCCGTACTTGCAGGCTAAAGAGATCGGGAAGTTGGAGCTCAAGTTTGAGTCCAATCCTCCTGCGGTAAAGAAAACATCGTCTGCACCGGCTCCCATCAATCCGATTACCCCAACGGGTAATGGTAGTGGCCGCTACGACACCACAGACCCACGGTCTATTAAGACTATGTCGGCGTCTGAATGGATCGAAGCGGAGAACCAACGGATGATGAAGAAGATGCAGTCACAACGCTACTAATTAGGAGACAGACATGTCTAACTCATTACTTACAATAGACATGATTACCCGGAAAGCCCTCCAGATCCTGGAAAACAATCTGGTAATCACCCGCAACGTAAACCGCCAATACGACGATTCGTTCGCCGTAGAAGGTGCCAAGATCGGTTCTACCCTGCGTATCCGTCTGCCTGACCGCGCTCTGGTCACTGACGGTGCTGCCCTTCAGGTGCAGGACGACAACGAACAGTTCACCACGCTGACGGTTGCCAACCAGAAGCACATTGGTATCAACTTTACCTCCGCAGAACTCACCATGCAGTTGGATGACTTCGCTGAGCGTGTACTGAAGCCTCGCGTAAGCCAGCTTGCTGCCTCTATCGACGCTGACGTAGCCAATGCTTACAAGAGCATCTACGCTTCCGTTGGTACTCCTGGCACTACCCCTTCTACTTCACTGGTTCTGCTGCAAGGCCAACAGAAGCTTAACGAAGCCGCCGCTGGCATGGCTCCCCGTTACGCCACTGTAAACCCTGCTGCCAACGCCAACCTTGTTGAAGGCATGAAAGGCTTCTTCAACCCCGTTGACACGATCAGCCGCCAGTTCAAGGCCGGTATGATGGGTCAGGGCGTACTTGGCTATGACGAGATCAACATGTCTCAGTCTATCGTCAACCACACCACGGGTGATTGGGGTACTGGTATCACTATCGGCACCACGATCAGCGCTCAAGGCGCTTCCAGTGCAAGCATCAGCTTCACCGGCTCCAGCAAGACTTGGAAAGTGGGCGATGTGTTCACGATCTCCAGCGTTTACGCTGTTAACCCACAAACCCGTCAATCGACCGGTTC